GCGTCTTGTTCGATGGCGCCACTATCTCTCAAGTCGGCAAGTGTCGGTTTGTGATCCTTGCGGTTCTCTGTTTGTCGATTGATTTGACAAACCATGACGCCACACACGTTTAGACGAACGCAGAGCCGCTTAAAGTCAGAACTGATGAATCCGATTTCGTCCCATCGGTTTTTAAATCCGCCAGCACTCATCAAGCCGAGGTAATCAAGAAACACCACCGCGAGCGAAGGATCTTTGAATTTTAGCAACTCGATTTGCGCCTTGATCTTTTCCCACTTCGATTCGGCGTCATAGGTGTAAATTGGCAACTTCGCAATGACGCCAGCCGCATAGGACAGTTTTGGAAAATCGATATCGCGTAAGTATCCTGATTTTATCCGGCTCATCCAAACGCCGCTCTGAATTGCAAGCAGCCGTTGACGGAGCGATTCGTTGCTGCCTTCAATCGACACGTAGACAGTTGGGAATCCCGCCGCCGCAACGTTTAAGCAAATCGTTTCTGCACAACTCGATTTCCCCATGCTGGTACGACCGGCAATTACCCAGTAGTCACCGCGAAACATGCCACCGACAAGACCGTCTAACCCGCGGAGGCCGGTCTTCATGATCGTTCGGCTGCCCTTATTTTCGATGGTTTTAAGAGTCTCAACCATCTCGTCTCCAACCCCGCAGGCTCCGGTATTTTTTGCCATCAGCTTGACGAAATCGCCAGACAAGTAGCTGACCTCGCTTTCCAGATCTACGCCAGGCGTCCCGAGCTCACGCAGGCTGGCTTGAAGCATTTTTTGCAACTCCCGACGCACCGCCGCCTCTTTGATTTTTCCCGCAAAGTAAACCGCGTGACCTGGAAGCGCGGCGTCGTAGAGTGTAAAAAATTCCCCAAAGGCCATGTCCCCAACACGTTCAAATACTGACAAGTAATCGATCGGCAGAGCGTCGTTTTTTTGCTGGATGATTCCTCGGTAAACCCGCCGATGGGTGTCTAAGTAAAAATCGTCGGGATCTAGTTTCCCGATCACGGTCGGCAGGATGTCTGAATCCAACAAGATGCCGCCAAGCAGCGCCTTTTCGATTTCGATTACTTCTGCGGTCTGTGCTTCTTTCATCAGTCCTCGTCGTCTATGGGAGGTTTCCATTTCACCCAGGTCTGCCAGCCAGGACCAGACTCCTCACGGTCTTCACCTTCTTCATCGTTCCACCGGTTCCCGCGTAACCATTTTGCCGGATCGGGTACAAACTGCCCGCTTTCCTTCTTCCAGTCTGGCCATTGTTTCTGCCTTTCTACCGCCGCTACAACCACATCAACGAGGCCGTTGGATATCTTCAGTTTCCCCCAGACTTTAATCGCGTCTGCCTTCCCTCGTTTCTTAGGGTATGCCTCCCAGAATTTATCGAACCCACCCATTGCACTGTGGGGGGCCTTAGGGGGTTGGTCAGGTTGGTCAGGTTGGTCAGGTTGGTCAGGAGGGACATTTTTATTTCCCACGTGGGATTTTTCATGTTCCCGTGACCTATTATATTTCGAGAAGTTACGTAGTCTAAGACTATCATTGAACTCATCTGAAACATCTTCTGTGAGCCAACGAAGCGATATCAAGTCCATAACAAACGCATCGCAAGTGACACGACGAAGGCGGAAGAAGTAACTTAGAGATGATGTCAAACACTCCTTAGAACCAACTCTACCCTCATTACGATCACCTATTGAAAGGATCTCCAACCACATATCCAGAGCCGATGTGTAGCGTCTTTTGAGGTCCATCATTTCAGGGTCTCGGTTGATGTCATGACTGCAAGGAAACCAACGCTTGATCCTCGGCATTCCGTTGCCTCCAAATTAACACTTCAGAAAACTTTACCGCTAAGGTTTTTTAGTGTCAAGGTTTTTCTTCGGTCTGCCGCCTTTTTTGCCGCCCATGACAGCTATTCGATGCAACTCTTCCTTGCTCAGGTTCTTAGCTCTCGCCAATCCGCCTAAGCGCCCTAGCCGTACCGCGTCGCGGTTTTTCTTTTTTTCCATGCGGCGAGAATAACTTAGCGCCAAGGCATTTGACAACGTGTTCATGGGTCACTTCAAATCGCCACGTAAACACACCCACCGCTCATCTCGGGATAACACTTCATCCGCCTGTTGATGATCCTTCTCCGCATATCCTTGGCGTACTGCTGGAGGTTGTAGACGTTGAGATTCCCGCATCGGTGACAGAGCCAATGGTCACTCGACCGCGGCGGTAGCGATATCGCCTCACACTGCCAGCAGAACGGATGCTTACACGGCGGCCGCTTGGACGTTTTGTAGTTGTGATGGATTTCTCTTCCGGTGCATGTCGGCATAAGGTTTTTTATTCCGGTTCCACGACCTCGGCCTCAACAACAGCCATCCGCCTCAGTTCTTCCAAGATCGCATACAACGGCTGCAGCTCATTTCTTAGTTTGTGTAGATGCCTCTCCAACTCATCCGCCAACGTTTGAATCTGACCCATTTTCTTTCTTTCGGTTGCGCACGCCTATACTGCCAATTCTTTTTCCCGCTCCAAGTACCGCTCCCGAAGGTTCGCCACATCATCGGGCAACATTTCAGATTTCATCTGCGGTGTAATTTCCTTGCCAATGTCCTTTAGCGCTTTGTGATCCATCGCTAACGTAATGCGGGCAACTATTTGCTTGTACCGATCCTGAGATTTCCCCTTTCGCTCGTGATCCTGTTGCATCAGCACCTCGGCGTCCTGTGCCGCCGTCTCATCTGTCGTCGCTATCTTGGCCTGCTCGCCGCTCAAAAGGTCCATGATAGGCTTGCATAGCGTCTCGAAATTCGGGTTGACGAAAGATCGGCCGGCTAAAACTCCCGTCCGGTCCTTCTCGGCATAAGCGACGATTTGCGCGATCTCGTTTGTCTTCTTCGGCTTGATCGATTCCATGCGAATCAAAATGTGCGGCTCGTATGGGGTTTCCCCTTCCGCTTTCATCTTTAGCCCTACCGCTTGCAATTCCTCGGTTTCCTCATCGGTCTTGTATTCTGTGCCCTGACGGCCGCAGATAATGACGTGCGCCTGAGATGAGAGCAGCGCCGCCATGATGTTTTTATATGGCTTCTTGATCTTGCCCCAAGCGTGCATCGGAATCGTCCCGATGCTTGTCTGCTTGCCGTTATAGCTGCCGATCGCCGCCTCCCAGACGTGGGTGATAGAATCGATGACGATGACACCGTAATCTTGGTCTAGGTTTTTTACGGCCTGCTCCACTTCCGTAATTGACCTTGTGTAGAGAGCGTCGAAGTCGAACCCCTCTGGATGCACCCTCCTGGAAGGCACTGTCTTGCAATAGAAATCAGTCCCATGCTCAGTATCCACATACGCCACTCGCTTTCCGGTAACGCCTGCGAGCCCTTCGGCAATCAGGAGCGCGGTAAACGTCTTACCGCTCCCCGGTGGCCCGTACATCCCCATTTTGAGCGCCGCCTGCTCGGCCTTTGCCTTGCGAAATCCTGCCATAAAAAATTTTAACCTCCCATTTTAAAGTGTTTCTTTACTGCAGCCTCAACCTTTGGCTTGGCGACTTCATTGATGTGATCACATCGGCAGACCCAACACTCACCGCCACAGTCACCGTTGTCATGTCGCTCACGATCCGAGTCCTGCCACACTTCTTCCGGTGTCCGAAATTGTTTCAGGATTTCGTAATCGTGGTTTGACATTTAAATCCCCAACTTCAACTGCTCAAACGCCTTTGCGGCCCTATCCAAATCCTCACGCCAAAGCCCATAAATCTCGACCTCGCGGCAAAACATTTCTACATCGTGAGGGACCAGCCGCGGCTCCGGTATGTCCTTCTCGTTGTCCAAATCGGTGTGGCAGAGCTCGTGGAAGATACAGGCCTCGATCTGATATCGCGTCGACCGCAGGATCCGATGATGGTCAGCGGCAAGCGTGATGATGAAATCTGCGTTGCAGAACTTCGCCAGCAGGCCGCTCGGCTTCTGACACTTCCCGAGCACGACCTTGCCCTTGCTCTTGCCGCCGGCGCCTTGCCATAGGTACTTGAGAGTGAGACCGGCCAAATAACCAAACCCGCCCATGCTTTCGATGATCGCGTTTCCTATTTCTTCCAGGTCGGGAGCCGTGACGAATTCCTCTTCCCCGAACACATGCTCCCATGGAACGGGATAGAGCTCGTCGGCATTGCCTGGGGTCACGAGCTTGTGACCCGGATTGCTACGGACAAGTTTCATGGTTTGCATCAGTTCTCCTTTTTTACTTCGCCGCAAAATAAACCAGCCACAAAAACGCGCTGAAGCCAGACGCTGCACCGATCATGAAGAAGAAGGCGTCGCGCCACATTATTCCAGCCTCATTAGTTTGACTTCCGCTCTTGGTCCCTTGTCTCTTTCATGAAAATATTTCCCGGCATTGACCCAACATATTTGTTTGTCGTCATGGTAAATAACGCCAGTTAGCGAGTCCTGAAGTGATTTAATTAAATTTTCCAAATCCGGCGTGACGGTGTGTGCTATCGGGCCATCGGGATCTTTCTTTCTCAATCGTGACTGCGGACGCGGTAGAAAGAACGTCACGGTGAGTTTAATCGGCCCTTCCCAAACTTCATGGTTCCCAGTCAATCCGTATTCGTTGCGCGCCCTGACCGCTGCCCACTTGCAATCGCTCTTCCATTGGTTCACTGGGGCAGTTTTCGGCGTGTAGTTGACGACGACAGGACGTTCACCGCGGCCGATGACCGGAGCGCCGCCGCGCATCAATGGGGTATGTCGCTGGCGCGGTTGAGCGATTGGACTTCCCCACACAACAAACTCAATCGTGGTCATTCAGATTCCAGTTTTGTTGCGTCCACTGCGCAACAAAATCCAAGGCAATAGCGATCCTCTCCAACGCTTCCACTTGGCGTAAATTCAGCGGCTTTTCGCCGTGCTGCTCGGCGTGTTTCCATGCCCCACAAACCGCGCACTCGTTATGCGGACGGCTGCTGTCGGGTTCATACTGGTGGTACTTGATGTTACTCATTCTAACTCCCCATGACGGGAATCCAGCAAAGTCGATTCGGGTTTCTCCACCTTGCCGTTCAACCCGTCGCGCACGACCTGCTCGATAGTCGCCGTACTCTTGTCGTACCATTGGCCAATCTCGGCGATAGACGCGCCGGATTTGAACTGTTCAAGGATTTTCGCGCGTAGGGTGCGGTTGAGGTTCACTTCCACAACCTCCATACTGCGAACCCGAGTGCGTAAACCCCGAAGCAGAATAGCAGGGCGCCAGACCAGACGCGGATTTTGTACCAGTCCCACGGTGCCAAAGTGTCCCGCACTTGGGCGCGGAGAATGTCTAGCTGAGTTATGGGCTTTAGGTGAGTATCAATCCGTTCGTTTTTCATGGTCGCTTCCTTGTGAATGCCTTCACGATAGCCGCCACCATCATCCGCACCGGCCCCTTGGCCTTCACGCACTTCGCCCGCCGT